CGAGTGTTACATGTATCAATTGCGTTATACTTATACAACACGGGCTTTGGAATATCGCTATAATCCTTGTGTCCTCTAAGTAAGTATTTTTGTATATCACCCTTCCAATTGGGTGAACTAAGATTTTCAATGGAAAGATTTTCAAGGCTGTGTAACCCTGGCCTTTCATCTATACAATAGGAAGCTAGCATGGTATCGAACCATAACTCTAGCGATCCTAGAATTGGGTATAATCCCGCCAGGTCAAATTTACCGTTATGGGCGATAATTTGTCGTTGCCTAAGGTAACGGCCGAGAGCAATCTGAACTGTTGACTCGTGAAGTCCACTTCCACCGAATACCACTGCCTTACCTGCTGCGTATGATATGCCCACGCAGAGGAGATTGTACTGATCTGGGTGGACGTAAGAGATGTCCTTCTCAACGCCGCATTCAATGTCGATAGCGATAGGATCTTCCACTGTGTATAATCTATTGATGGCTTGTAGTATGACGCTTCCATCTTCAAATGCTCTGTAGTTTGGTTCAATCCAAGGTACATTTTCTTTGGCCTTTAATTTTGATAGATCTGAAACGAATGATGGAAATGCATCTGGAGCCCGAAGACAATAAGCCGGGTGCCATGTTGCTACAACATTTATTCTATCGTCTTCTATGTATGGTTTAGCTGGACCAACTCGTAGTTTTGAGATTTTGCGCTTTGGGTCAATCAGTGCCGAGGCAGCAGTGCCTCCGACAGCTATGATCGCGGCAACGCCGCTAGCGGCGATCTCAGCGTCAAGCCGTGGCTTACAGGCGGCGACCGCAGCCTTAGGTGGATCATCATTGTTTTCTGGTCTACACAGACAGACGTTCGTTACCATGATTTCGGAACGTTCATAACCATGATGTTTGAGTACTTGATCTAGTAATCTACCAGATGGCCCGGTGAATGGTATCCCACGCGCGGCTTCGTACGCACCAGGCGCCTCACCTATTACCGCCAGCTTAGCTGTCGGATGAGAATTTTGGGTTGGTACGAAAGGCTCGTGTTCGAATGGGCATTCCTCGCACCTAGCAAGAGGATGCTTTCTCAAGTCACTATCCCCATTCGTTAATGTAGTACGAGTGTATTTCACATTTACAAGTTATACGGTGGCACATAAAATGATAGTCTTCACAAGTACAATCTGGTAAAGGTTCACGTTCTGGTACTTCTGGACTTGAGCAATCTCTTGGAGATATATGTCGCCACTGCCCTTTTACTTCTATTATAACGCGCCTGCAATTTTTGCAGATTTCCCGACGTTTTATCATATATAGTTCCTAAATAGAACATCAGTGACAACGCGATAAATCCAATCTTTATGATTTCGTGCTTCAATAATCGATAGCCAATCCAGTGAGAACTAAAGTAGAAATACCTCTGATAATATCTAGATGGAAACATGGAACTATTCCCAGGTATTAAAGCAACAGCATGTGTTGACATCTACACTTCCACCTTCACTCTTTCCGCTGACGCGCCATAAAGCACATCACTGTTAGTGTAAAGATCTACAGTTACCCATACAATTGTTTCTCCATCTGCATATACATCACGCACAGAGTCAGCTATGGCTCGCGGTAGATCTGACAGCGGTTTGTCGAGATTTTTTAGTACAACGGCGTCGATCGTGTCTTTTAGCTCCTGTGGGTCTAATGAAAATTTATCTAATGGCCCGTGAACTTTAACTATTATTGTTTGTCTTCCACTGTTTCTTCTTACGCCAAGGTAAGACATCATAGTACCTCGATGAATCTAGGTTGCCCAGCTAGTTGAACCTGGATGATTAATCTGCGTTGTAACATTGTAGTGAATATCAAATCTGCCTTCTTAGAATCCATCCTGAACCGCTTCATGATTTCGGCTCTAGCGAGTCCGATTCCTTTCGATGATGCTATTAACTTGAATACCTGATCGATCAATCTCTCATCCTGACTCTTACCAATACTACTTACCATCTCTGTAGCATACGTTCGCCAGTGTTGAGAATAATATATAGCGTGGTTTATATCTTGTACCGTGACTGTTATCTCTTCTCTCCTTTGCACGGATGCAGCAATAAGTATGGCTGCTTTCAGTGTCGATTTAGCAAGTCTATCATACACTGGAGTCAAATGCCACAGTCCACTATCCAAAGCAGTGGTTGTCATTATGGTTTCAAATTGGTTATATCTATCCCACGCCTCGTCTGTAAGTTTAACGTCAAACTGTGGCCTCATTTGTCCTGCAAATGATCCATCCGCCATAGAAACAGATCGTGGACCAGTGTAATGGACGAGTATGTCGAGCAGTTCACTCTTTATAATTTCTCTCGACTGAGTGTGTATAGGTTTAGGTGGTCCCACTGGACGAATATTGGATGGATCTGGCTCTGCTGTTATGATGACAAATCTTGGAATGAAACCACTGTTAATGTGTTCCTCATTCAATAACATTTCCGTTTTAGATTTGATTCCACCAGCATAGATTATGAATCGTGGACTCTTAACGTGTATTTCTTCTTTACGGAGAAGTCTCTTTAGATCCTTACCATCATACAATTTGGTAAATGCTTCTGACATTCCGGCCATGTAATCCTTATGTGATATAGCTTCGAGCAAACCAGTAAATTCATCACGAAAGTATATTGAGGATCTTTTCTCTCTGTCTTTCAAAGCACTCATAATACCTTCGGATGAACCATCAGTTGCTAAAATTGCACCGGGGTCCGTGTCCATTATTAGATCCCAAGCAAGGTCCATTGCAGTTGACTTTCTTGTTAACGTCGTGTCCGCAAGAATCATGAACCACATGTTAGGAACCACATTGCCGAACGATGTAGGTAGCATTGCTGTATTAGATATAGTTGAACTTAAAAGAATAAATGCACTGGCTTGATGATATTGAATTGATGCATCTGTAACGTTTGCAGCCCACTTTATATATCTTTCTACAAAGGTTTCTCTTGATTGAACTTTTGCTACTTCTTTGTCCGTGAGGAATTCTGGAAGTGAGGATGTCGATGATGTAATAAGATTGTGTTGCTGTATATACTCTATAAATGATTTTGAAACTTCCTGCCACAAATGTATTTCTGGTCTACCATCACGCTTATATTTATTACAAGCAGCTCCTCTACATACGGCGAAAACTTCTTCTAATGTCATTCCAGCTTCTATGCAAAGTTTTTCAAGCTTCCATAGCTTGCCACTCCATTTCTCACCTTCGTCCTCAAAATCTGGTGGAGTGCTATAGAGCCCAAATGCTTGTGGATTTAGAGTTGACCGATATCTTTGTAGTATGTTGACTGCATCTTCATCAGGGATGTCTGGAATTTCCGGTATGGGTTGATTGTATTTTTTGAGTGCTTCATATGATGGATATATTTCAAATTCGGCTGGTCTATACAATGATGTTTCTGTTGATAGAACTACTACTAACGGTGCCGTTGTCATATCTCCATACTTATAGTTTGGAGTGTATGGCACTCTTAGTAATTGTGTTAGATCCCATCCACTTTTATCAGCGCCTTGATCGGCATGGAAATATGCTATTCTTTGACATATCATTTGTGCTTCTATAGGATCAATTTCATTCTGTAGACGCCAAAATGCTTGAAATCGACCAGCGCTGCTCTGTACTACTATAGATGGTTTGACCTGCATGTATTGTGGATTACACGTATCAAGGTCTGCCCACAGGGCAGTGCAGGTTTTGACGTTTTCTTTTACTCTTGGCCCTTTGCCATCTTCGCGTCGATAGTTCTTGTCTTTCAACAATTGAGGACAGAAATATACGTGTGTTAACGTCTGTGATCTTGAATCGACGGAAGCACATATCTGATCTAATTGTGTTGGGTAGTGATAGAATTCCTCATCCATTGTCTTATTCAGGTGATGCTTAAATGCTATACAAACAAAGCCTTCACCTTTTTGGAAAATGAGTTTGAAGAAATCACGCCGCCGCTCCTCAGTAAGTTCTACTGCATCTTGGAAGGTGGCGTATGTTGACATAGACACCCCCTAAGATATGTTCGAGCAGACCTATTATTGTACAATAATAGGTCTGCTCGACGGGCGTGAGTTACGGAAGGAGTGAAGTGTTACCAGTTTTGGGCTTTGCGTCAGCCGGCTTCTTGTAACCCTTTACCTCGAAGCGCTCCTGTAGATCCTGTCCGTCCTTGGTTTCAGCAGGACGCTTGAAACCTTTAACAATCACAGGCTTACCGAATAGAGTATCAAGATTTGGTACGATCAGATCGCCAGTGTTTACCTCATGACCCAAAGCCTTTAGAAGTTGGGAAAGTGAGTACAGGGCACCATCAAAAAGCATGACCGTCGCGTTGATAGAACTTCCCGCGTATGGTCCTTCTTGTACAACGAACTGGATTTTCCAGTACGGCTTTCCTTTGTTCTTCTTGTCAGGTCTTACTGTTTCAGTACTTCCGTTAACGATATTGCAGAAATACTCTCCAGATGGAAGAATATCTCTGACTTTAGACGTTGCTTCTTGGTCGGTAAGATTTACTTTAAGCGGGCTGCTCATTTGTCTTTATCCCCTTCACCGCGTTCCATATTACATTCATTGTAGGATTTGGAATCGTTAATGGCAATAAGTCAGTTCGATCTTTTGCGACTTCTGATTCCGTATTACCGCATAGAAGAACTCTTATGTAGTGACCGGGATTATTTGGTTCCTCCTTTGTATATAAGTAAGTAACAATATCAAGAAATCCTGCAACCTCGTCGGCAACTTTTCCTGAAAGGGAAGGCTTCCTTCTGATGGCTCCGGTGTTCATGTTCTTGTCCGTTTTACAAAGTGTAGTAAAAATTGTATTCATTGGCAAGTCTCTGAACAGTCGCACAAACTTGCGAGTCTGCTCAATGTTTATGTTCCACTCCCTAATTCCAGGAACGTCGGAGTCACGATCTTCATACTGATTTACGAGTTTCCTCATGACAGCATCCATTGACATCTTCTGACACTCAGTAAGACTGTCAATGACAATGGTTGAGAAATCGTGTAATCCAGCGTACAGTTCGTCATA